GACGCCAGCACGCTCCGGATCTGGCTTCGATCTGCGGCGGTGATGTTGATCATCCGCTTTCCGATACCTGGTAGTGCACCATCAGGTTGGCGAGCGTCTGCGGTCCCGGCGTGCCACGTTCTGGCAGGTTGGAGCGCAGGCGCAGGCTCATATGCGTGGAGTGGCCGTGGATCTCCTGCTTGCCTTGCAGAAACGTCGGTCCGTCGAAAATGCCGACATAATCCTCGGCATCAGGGTTCTCGACATTGAGCGCGATGCCGACCTCCCACGGGATGCCGGTGCAGGTGGCGTCGAGCGCAGTGAAGGTCTTGAACGTCGCGGGTTGCTGCTCGCCGGCGTGGAACGGAAAGATCAATTCGACCGGACAATCATCGTAAACCGGCCCTTCGTCGGAGATGCCGCCGAAGGCGTAAACCAGGTTGTTATCGTCGCGCACCACGATGCGGTTCTCGTGCACCGCGGCAGCGGTGATGACGAAGCCGGGGTCGTACTCCGACCAGGCGGTGATCTTCGGTCCCGGAAACGCTGACAGCACGTAGATCCGGTCCGGCATGATGATCCAGAACCGGCCGGTGACTGGCTGTAGTATGGCGATGGTGCCGCTGGTCCAGTCCTCGCCCATGTAGCGAAACAGATCCTGCATCACTGGATCCAACGGGCTACCGATGTCGGACACCGCCGCCGCCAGCGATGAGTTTCGCGCACGTAAACTGCGAATGCCGCTATGCGACAGGTACATCACGTCGCCGGAGCCGTATTGCAGCACGCTACGCCAGGCGATGGTGCCGGCTTGTCTTAGCGTTTGGGTGTAAGTGTTCTTGAGCGGATCCGGATCGATCGACCACAGCTGCACCGCGGTGCGCGAGAAGATCGCGAGCTTGTCGTAGTAGGCCTCCAGCGCGATCGAATCCGTCATGTCGGAATCGCCGAGTGATAAATCGATGTTTCCGCTGCCGGTGCCGGTCCAGTCGGCCGGGTTGCCGACCGCCGAGAAGTACAGGATCGAGCCGCCGACGGTGTACATCTTGGTCTTGTAAGTCCGGCAGTAGAAGCCCTTGGCGGCGGGCAGGTCGATGCCGTCGTAGAACCGCATCACGGTGTTGGTCGGCGGTCCTGTATTCCACAGGATTGTAAACACCTTGTTGTCGAATAGATCGTAGTCGATGATTTCGTAGATCGAGGTGCACTGCTGGCCGAGCACGCCGACCGACCAGGTGCCGTCGGGCGGCTCGGTCTTGTAAGGCCCATTCGGGCCGAAGGTGTAGAGCTTGCGGTTGACCTCGACTAACCCTTTGCTTTGCGCCGAGCACTCCCAGAACGGCACGAACGCCATCCGCTTCTCGATCTCGCCGCCGGGCGTGACGTGGCAATTCAACATGCTGCGAGTCGTCCCCGCAGGAGCCGTCAACTCACTGCGTCTGAGATCGAGGCCGGCCGCGAAGTCAGTAATGGTAAAGTAGGGCAGCTCTGTTACTCCCCTACTTATCCAGGAATGTAATCGATGTAGGGCGTCAGCCGCCGGCTGCGGTCGGGGTCGATGCCTCCCCTGTGATTACCGCCCATGTTGTAATTCGCACGTTTATCCGCGCCCTGATCGGCCAGTAGTCGCCGCAGATAGTTCTGCGCCTTGGTCAGCTTCATCGGCGCGGCCTCGTTCTTCTGCATCGCCATGACCTCGGCGGCGGCGAACAGCACGATCGCCTCGGAATCGATCACGCAACTGTCGGTGTCGGCCACTAAAGGCGAGAGCGGCATCATGCCGTCGAAGCGCAGCATCATGTCGTCGTTCATCGGCGCGGGCAGGATTTCCAGTTGCCCGACCGGATTGGTGATCGGCACTGCCCCCGAGGTATCGACCGTGGCGACGTTGCGCCAGCGCTTAGGCATCCCACGTTCCACCGGGCCGAGCTTCGCCATCCAGGACTTGATGCCGTAGGCCAGCGGCTGCCAGCTCGACGAGCTGGTGATCTCATCAGGATCTGAACTGTTGCCGCGGAGTGCGGTGGCGATGGAAATGTTGGTGATCTGGTCGAACGACATCTCCTTTGGATAATCGTAGCGCGACTGGCCTTCGTTGACCGGCAGGTCGACCCAGTTGCGCAAGTGCTGCCAGTTATAGGCGTCCCACAGTTCGCGCTGCTGGCGCGCCAGAATGATATCCAGCGATTGCTGCGCCTGGACGCCCTGCGCCGGGTTGAGCGAGGTGCCGGTCTCGGCCCGCAGCGCCCGGCGCAGCTCCAGCAATGTGACGCCAAGCGGCATTCGCTTTCCTTAAGGGTTCGCGCGCGGGCGGCGGTTGCGGCCGGGCTTGAAGATCGGTGCCAGCGGCGGCAAGGCCCCGAGGTCGACATCGGGTTTCAGATTGTTCTCGTTCTCGTCCTCGTCCTCGCCGTCGTCGTGGTCACCGAAATTGCTGTCGTCGCGCTGCGGTGGCGGCGGCGGTGGCGGTGGCTGATCCGGCTCCTTGACCGGCTCGCGCGGTGGCGGCGCGGCTGCAACCAAAACGCCATTTTCATAGGTCGGCAGATCGACATCGTCGGTCATGACGTAGTCCATCCGGAAGGCACGGCCGGGGAAGCAAGTCTCGACCACGCGATGACCGTAGATGCTGATCAGGCGGTTCTTCTCTTCCGTCGGCCAGACTTCGCCGATGCCTACGGGTACGATATCCATCACGTTCTCGTCGCCGTGCAGCAACTGCAACACTTGAAGCTCGGGCCAGGTGACCGGGTTGTGCTCGCCGTAAATCACCGTGTGGCAGTTCTGGCCGGCCAGGTTGATCTTGCAGCGGCAGTACTGGACGCGTTTGGTCATGGGATCTCCTGGAGGTTTATGAGCGGAACCGACTGGCACATTTGTGCCAGTCGGTTCCGTACTTGATCAGGCGATGTCGATCACGACAGCGCTGTTGAGCCGCCGGGCGCAGAGCTGCCCGGTCGAGGTGATCGAGCGGTACAGCACGTACTTGTCCGGGGTGCGGGCCGGTGAATGTTGATGCCGCCACTCGTCCTGCATCGCCACCAGGAAGATGTCGCGGTTGTCCCACCAGTAGCAGCGCTTGGATTTACCGAGTGAGTCCAGCGTCGGGTCGTACTCGAAGTCGGTGCCCATGTAGGAGATCTGGCCGACGGAAATATCCTTGCCCGACGAGAAGCCGGTCATCGAGTAGTTGCCGTTAGCACGCAGTTCTGTCTCCAGCGCCGCCAGCCAGTCAGATCCGCAAAATGCCTGGTTGGGCTTGCCGCCGTAGCGGGTGAGCTGGCGATACTCCTTCTGGAGCAGCGTGATCAACGCACCGCCGTTTGTGGTAGCGGATGTGATAACGCCGCCGCCCCAGGCGCCAAGCGCTGGCGTGGTGCCGACCGCCGTGCCCATCGCCGCGGTGTAAGCGCGGTTGCGCCACCAGGGTCTTGTCGCCCTGTCGATGCCGGCAACAATACCAGTACCAGGAGTGTCGGTGACCAGCGCCGCCATGCCGGCAAGGGCTTTAGGGTCAGCCGCGCCGTTGGTCCACAGCAGGTTGTTCATGCCGCGGGCGTACTGCTCGGAAACATCTTGTAAAGCATCGTCGAGCAGACCAACCAGCACAGTGTCGTCACGCCCGGAGTGTTCCGAGACGTCGTCCATATCGGCTGAGTCTTTCACGGTGATGCCGTCGGTCTTCAGTTCCGAATGCGTCAGCGTGATACCGATGTGGTGCTCCTTCCAGGGGAACACGGCCTGGGTGAGGTTCGCCGGAGTATAGTAGGTGACCGCGTCGTCGAGCTGGTAGCCGACCAACTGATCGGCCGTTCCAGGCGCGGTGGTGTTGCCGAAATCGCCTTTGACCGAGACGATGATGTTGCCCTTGCCGCCAGGGAAGGTCTTCTTCTTGGATTCCAGCGCGGCAAGCAACGGCTTCTCGGCGATCGCCTGCTGAAAAGCGGTCCCCTTGGTCAGCCACCAGTCGAGCGCGGCCGTGGTGATATGATTCAGCAGTGGAGCGGTATAGGTGGGCATCGTCGCCTCTCAAAAATCAGAGGCGCGCCGTTTCCCTTGCGTTCGTGACTGCTTCCAGCAGCGTTTTCGGCTCGGGCGACACGCCAGCGGTGCGTCCTGTGCTGCTTGGAATGCGTGTGGTCGGTCGTCGCTGTGGCGCCCAGGCGCGATACTGCTCGTTCACCCGGCGATATGCTTCCTTAGCGATCGCAACGCCATGTTCGGGTGACTGCGGCAAGCCCTGTTCGCGGACGACAGCCCACATCGTATTCTGGACAGCGGGTTTCTTCGCCGCGTAGTCAGGATCCCGCTGTGCGATCTGACTCTCCCAACCGTTGACCGCGTTCGCCGTATTGTTGGCTAAAGCTTGCCGCTGGGACACCTGTTGCTGGTTCGCATACATCACCTGGTGCTGCTGGAGCGCGGCCTGTTGTCGGGCTGCGTTGGTCTGCGCCATCGCGCGATCCATGCGCTCTCGCGAGTACATGGCAGCTGCCTGGGTGGTCATGTGCCCTTGCTGGACCTGGTTTTGCAGATCCTGGGGCAGCGATAGGCCGAGGTATTCTTCAGCAAGTCTGTAGTAGGGCTGGATGCCCTCGTAAAACTTCTTGAAGTCACCGCGGCGCATCGCCGAAGCCAGCTCCAAAGTCAGCAAGAAATCGTCCTGACCGATATCATTGTCGCGGAGATACTTGGTGACCTGGTCGGCGGCCTTGGCGCTGGGCTCACAGGCTCGCAAGCGCTCGACTTCACCGGCGAGTTGCCGGCGTTGCTTGGAGAGCTTGGTGATCCGTCGCTTCGCGCTCTGGGTAAGTTTTGCCAGTTCTTCCGGCGTAGGCTCATCAGGTAGATCAGGATCGTCGTCGTCGTCGGACTTGTCCTTCGCGACTTGAGTTGGCGAGGCTCCATCCTCCGAGGCGTCTCCGTCGCGGTCCTTACGCAGCTCGGGCACTGCTTTTTGGACGGCTTCGAGAAGACTTTCCTTGGATTCGCCGTGTGCTTTGTCGGTGTCGCCTGACGAGGGCGGCGTTACGTCGGTTGCGCCTGGCGAAGGCGCATTGTCGATCGGAGCTACCTCATTGGATAGCGTCTGGTCGTCTGCCATGTCTTAAAAGCCCCTTGGTGCCGTATGGCACTTTCGCGTTCGTGAATAATTACGCTGATTTTTACCTGTTGTCATTACGGCATCGGCGGCGGGCCGCCACCAGGCGGCGCGCCGGTCAAGGTCGACTGCGCATCCGGCGCGGTCGGCGACGGCGCACCGTCTGGTACTGGGCCGTTGACGGCGCCTTGCGGCCCCATCGCGGCGCCAGGTCCAGCGCCGGCACCAGGGAGAGTCGGTGCGCCGCCGGCTCCCGACATCGCGCCATTCATGGCAACGATGCTCGGCAGGGCGGATTTGAAGGCTTCGGTGAGGTCGAGACGATCGTCCAATCGACGTAAGACATCTTTTGCCAGAAATTCCGGGTCGATCCCTGGGAGTTGGATGAGCAAAGGATATAAACGCTGCGCGTTGGCAATTTCTTGCGCCTGGTTCGGCCGGCCCATGCTGCCGGCCTCGATTTCGAGAAGTATTTCATTGGCGATATCCTGCGCCTGCGCATTGGCCGGCCACACTGCTCCTTGTCCAACCACCTTCTTGACTCGTTCTTGGCTCATCTCCCGCATCAGGATCTGGCCGCCGTTGCGGGCAAGCTGGGTTAAAAGGTCGTTGAGATCATCGATGTTCGATCCCATCGACGTCATCCGCGACCCTTCGGCGACCTGGGTCTGCGTCGCGGTGGTATTGCTGGTGCCGCCCAGATTGGCTTCCTGGATGCCTGTCGTTCGCAGGATGTCCTCGTAGACCGGGTTCACTTCATAGAGGTTAGGGTCGATGCCGGCACCGGCGAAGGCTTGCAGCAACTGCTTGACGTCCTGGTTCGGCTGCAAGGCATTCAGTTCGATGATGTCGTTGGCCTCGCGGTTGGTCAGCTTGGCCATGTCGTCTTCGTCGAGCGCGCCGACCACGGCGGCGATGAACGGCCGGCCGGCGATGCGCTGCTCTTTCAGACCTTCGCGGCAGCGATTGTATTCGAGCTGCATGTCGCGGATCAGCCGAACGTCGGAAGGAGGATATAATTCCTTCTCGTCTTCGACCGAATTGAACAGCAGCGCGTACCAGGGATAGAAGCGCTCGTTGTAGATCTCAGGGCTTGATGGCTCGCGCAGAAACTCCTTGTAGCCATCGCAGATAGTGTAGACCAAGCCGTCCTTGCGGCTGTAGACCTCCCACACCAGCGCGTTCTTGTCGCCGCGGTCCTTGTCGCGCGACGTCGAAGCCCCGTAGTCGCTGACCCCGAACTTCTCCATCGACGATGAGTCATCGCCGTATTCGGTGCAGTGGCCGCGAACATCGACGCCGTAGATCTCCTCGATCTCGCTGGTGGAAAGCAGATATTCTTCTGCAACCCAGTCCGCGGCGACCCAATTCCTTAAGTCTATGCACTTGATGTCCGGAATGATGCGGGTCGAGAGCGGGAAGTCGAAGGTCAGGCCCTCGCGTACTACCGCGCCTTTCTGTTTGGTAAAATCCGCGAGCAGCAAGCGGAGCTGCTCGGC